CAAATCAATTACGCGCGAACTCTACAACATCACAACGCCTTTGGCCGTGCAGGAGCCGTACCAAAAGGACGGGACGGTGTTCGGTGTGATTAAACACCCCGACGGCGTGCAATTCGCTTTGCAGGTGGATACGGAGTACATCATACCTGTACACGAACAGGCGACGCTGGAAAAGTTGGTTAGCCTGTTTCCTGAGCTGACAGCGGACGAGCGGTTTGCATTGCAGTCGTATGCGCTGAACAGCGACGCGTTTCCATTTGCCGCCATCATACCCAGCACGACTACGGTACGCGACCAGCAGCACATGATTGACAACGGTTGGTTCGAAAGTGACGAAATTTAAATTCAGTAAATTGCACCCATGAAGGTAACGATTCAAAAACCCTACAATAAGGACGGCTGGAAATGGCCCGCCGGAACGGTTGTAGACGTATCCAACAAATTCGCAGCAAAGTTGAAGAAAGGCGGATACTTGGACAAGCCCGAAAAGACAGAACCAAAAAAATTTAAGAAATAATGGCCCAAACAACTGGCATCATTAACAGTTCATCCATCCGTGTCTTTTTGGGCACTACGGACGACAGCGAAGTCGTGGTTGACCACGTAACAGAATGCAGCATCTCCATGAGCACGGACATGCGCGACATCACAACAAAGACGAGCGGCGGATTCCGCGAGATTTTGCCCGGCCTTAAGTCGGCAAGCCTGAGCCTTTCCGGTTTGTTTGCTGAGGATGCAACCAACGGATTCAACCAACTGATTGACCACCAAATCGCCGGCGAATTGTTGTACGTAATCTTTACGAACGTAGGTTCAGGTTCAGTAGCAAACGTAGGCGACGAGCAGTTCGACGTTTCCGGTTACATCACCAGCCTTGAGCAAACAGCCGGCGTTGAAGACAACGTAGGCTTTTCTATGACTATCGAAGTTACTGGCACAGTTGTTCGCGAAGCGATTACTGCGTAATTTCGCTGAATGGTAGAAATTAAACTTGACGGCAAGACGTTTCCGGTTCGCGCTACTATGCGAGCTTGGAAACGCTTTGAAGACAACACCGGCAAAAAGGTTGCCGAGGTTGACAGTAACGACGTGACGTTAATTCCTGAGCTGGTGTACTACTTTGTTCAGGAAGGTTGCAAAGCGCAAGGCATGGCGTTCGAAATGGACGTGGACGATTTTCTCGGACTTATCGAAATTGCCGACTTGCCAGCACTCAGCAAAACCGTTGCGGACTGCATGGGAACTCAAAAAAAAACGAGGGCCAAGGCAAGCCGTTAAGTTGGGATGAAATTGAGGGAATGGGGTTAGGGCAATTGCGCCTTAACCCCGTTTTGCTTTACGACCTTACGTTCTCGGAATTCGGCAACGCCATGCGCGGCCACTACAAAGAAATCGAAGAACGGGAAAAAGCAGAATGGGAGCGCACGCGCTGGCTCGCCGCCATCGTAGTGAACCCACACGTAAAGAAACGGCTAACCCCAAAAGACCTTGCTACCTTCCCATGGGAAAAGAAAGAAAAGGCCGGCGACGGGTTTAGTATCTTGCGACAGTTAGCACAATGACATGGCGAAATTAGGGGACTTAATTTTAAGAGTTGGCGCGGACACGTCGCAGCTCAACAAGAATTTAGGCGACGCGCGTAAAAGCATTGCGAAGAACACGCGCGAGATTCAGAACCTCGGCCGCAATCTTACGGTAGGCGTAACCGCGCCGCTTGCTATTATGGGCGCGACCAGTGTGCAGGCATTCCGCGAACAAAACAAAGCGATTGCACAGGTCGAAGCCGGTTTAAAGTCCACGGCCGGGCAAGTCGGGTTCACTTCGCAGGAGCTGCAAAAGATGGCCAGCGACTTGCAGAACAAAACGCTGTTTGGCGATGAAGTTATATTAAAGGATGCGACGGCGCAGCTTTTGACGTTTACCAATATCAGCGGCCAAAACTTCGCACGCACGCAGCAAGCCGCATTGGACTTGGCGACGCGTTTGGACGGCGACCTAAAGAGCGCAAGTATTCAGTTAGGTAAGGCGTTGAACGACCCAGTTGCAAACCTCAGCGCGTTGAGCCGTTCGGGTATCCAATTCAGCGAAGACCAAAAAGAGGTTATTAAGAGCCTTGCGGAAACGGGGCAGCTTGCCGAGGCGCAAACTATCATCCTCGACGAACTGAACAAGCAATACGGAGGCAGCGCGGCAGCAGCAGCCGAAGCTGACGGCGGGTTTACGCAGCTCGCCAATTCGTTCGGCGATTTACAAGAAGAAATTGGCCGGCTTTTGGTTCAGTACCTGCGGCCAATTGTTGACCGTCTAAAAACGTTCGTACAGTTTCTGCAAGGAACGAGCGATACAACGAAAACGTTTGCACTTGCTATTGCCGGCGTTGCCGCAGCCATTGGCCCGGTGCTAATAATCTTGCCGAATTTTATTGGCGGTTTGAAGGCGGCAAAACTTGCATTTGCTGCACTCAACCGAACTATGCTTGCAAACCCGTTCGGCGCAGTTGCCGCTGCGATTGGTTTGGTCGTCGGCGCGGTTATTATGCTCAACAACGCCAGCAGCGAAGGCAGCGACAAAGTTGGCGACCTCAAGAAAAGTTTGGGCGGGCTTGACTTGCAACAGCAGGCCAAAAGCATCGAGGGCGCACGTACAGCGCAGGAAGCATACGTACAACAACTGAAGGAAGAACGCGACGAAATAATGAAGCTTGCGCCATACAAGCGCACAGCAAACAGCCAAGCGGGTCGCGACCTGAAAAAACTTGAAGCGGCATTAGAAACGGCCAACGCTGACTTGGCGGCGATGCAGCAACTCGAACAAGGCGTAGCGTTGAAGCTAAAGCAGACGGCCGACGAGGCGAGCAACGCGGGCGATGCGGTTGGTGACCTTGGCAACAACACCGAGGACACGACAAAAAAACTTAAAGACAAAAGCAACACCCTTGGCTTCCTTATGAACAAGCTGGAGGAAGTCCCTAATACCGATATATGGAAGCCAATAAAGGACAGCACCGACCAAGCCAACAACAGCTTGGGCGCGTTGTTTAACCGCTTGGAAGAAACGCCAGTACCGGGCTTTGTGCGCGAGTTAACACCGCTTGAAATGTTTATGCAAGCAATGACCGATACGGCAACAATGTTTGGAAGCATTATCGGTCAAGCATTTGCCGACATGATTAGCGGCGCAAGAAAGGGAAAAGACGCAATGAAGGATATGGCAAAGGCTTTGATAAGTACAGCGCTTGCCGCTTCACAGGCTGCTATTATTGAAGCAATGATAAACAGCGGGAAATTCACAGGGCCGGCCGCGCCGATTGTCATTCCCGCTTTGGTTGCATCCGGTATTGCTTTGGTTCAGGGCTTGTTTAATTCGTTGCCTGCCTTTAAGGACGGCGGCATAGTAAGCGGCCCGACGCTTGGCCTTGTCGGCGAGTACCCCGGCGCAAGTACAAACCCGGAAGTTATCGCGCCGCTCGACAAGTTGCGCGGTATGCTAGGCGGGCAGGCTGTACAAGTTACCGGCAAGATTAGCGGCCGCGACATCTTGCTGACGAGCGAACGCAATGCAATTGACCGTAACCGCGTAAGAGGATTTTAATGGCTGACCCGATACGACTATACAGCGAATTCACCGACGACCTCGGCGGCGATTGGCGCGTAAACATCCACGACGCGAATTTCACGGGCACGACGCAGACGTTTGTGTTAGGCGCTGACGGGTTCGTATTGCGCTATGCAGGCAATAACGAAGACCGATACCAGCCCGTAATTGGTAGCGAAGTAACGTTCACCTTGATGGAAGAGAACGCCACGCACACGGGGTTCATGGACGACCTTGCGACGGCTGCCGAGCAGCGGTTCAGCGTCAGCATCTACAAAGACCCCGACGGCGCAAATGACTTTTGGTGGGGCGGCGTGCTGTACCCCGAACAGGTAGTGCGGCCATTCGAGTATTTCCCCGTAGCAAATACAATTACGGCGGCCGACGATTTAGGCAACCTGCAAAACATCGACTACAACAACGACGGCACAGCGTACACGGGCCAAGCGTCGGCGGTTGGGCATCTTCTGAATTGCCTTAACAAGTTGCGAAGCACTCAACTATGGGGCGCAACGGACGATTTTTTGTATTACGTCAACGATTTCACGGCAAGCAACCCCAACTACACAGGAAGCGACTTGTTAGAAGATACGCGCATAAGCCACTACGGTTTATACAATCCCGACAGCAACAACGAGAACCAATATTACAGCGCGTTCCAAGTGCTGGAAAACTTGGCCAAGGTTTTCAACGCCCGCATCTTCCAAGCGCAGGGCAAATTTTGGTTTTTGCCCGTCGGCGCACAGAAGTACAGCACGACACTAACGGTTGAAGGCACGTACAAGGACGGCACAACGATTACGCAGCAAAGCATAGCAGCTGCAAAGAGTTTCGACAACACGTTCGAACGGCTTAAGGGCTACGAATACACGTACTTGCCACCGCTTAAAGAGGTGACACGAACTCGGCGTTACAACGGCAACTGGCCGCTAATATTCGACAGCGTTTATGACGAAAGCGATTTTAACACGACGTTAAACGATACCGACATAGATTACGACAGCGGCACGCAGTTCGCTATTTCCGGCACTTTCAATTACGAGTTCGACGGCGACGGCACAACGACGGGCAACGACCGCGTAGGACGTATTTTGTTGCGTTTGCGTGTACAAGTGGGCACAAAGTATTTGAAGCGCGCGGTAAGTTTTACGGGCGTTAGTTTGGAAACTTTTTTTGACCCTTTGCAGGTATTGGAATACACTTCGCACGAATACACGGCAACGACGTGGGAGAGCAGTTTAAACTATTACGAAATTGTCAGCCCAATTTTTGACGTGAACGAAGGCGGTAATTTTACAATTCCGTTTTTTATTGAAACGCCGCCCCTTGCCGCCGACGAAAACGGCATCGATTTGGAGGCAAGTATTTTTGGTCGCGACGACGAAGGCAACAACGCAACGGCATACGTTGCAACGGCCGACGCTGATTACAATATTGTCACTTTGCGCGCCGACATATTCGGCAATGCGGCGTTAGGCGACAGCGTAGAATTTACAGCAACGAACAGCGACGAAGCACGGGGAAGCATTGACCAAGGCGAAGTGCTATTCGGCGATGCAGAAACCAATAACGCCGACGGAATTGTACGTGTAATTATTGGCGTAAACGCGGAAAACATAAGCGAATGGCAGAGCTTGAACCACACAACAACAGGCGTAGGTATCAACCGCCTTGGCGTGCAGGAGATACTGGGCGGCCAGCGCAAGGCGACGCGCGTACAGCGCGGCAGCGTTTACGGTTCAATTATTTACCCTTGGCAGGTTATCGACGACACGGACGGCGATTACGCACTATTTGAAATGACGTACACGGCGCGCGATTTAACAAACGAAGTCGAAGCGTTTTTATTGGAGCGCGACACGTCAACCACGACGGGCATAACAGGGACCGCAATAAACGATAACACGCCAATAACCGAAGACCCAATAGGCCCAGCGGCGGGCGCATACCGGGCGCGTTTGCGCATGGGGGGCGACGGCGTTGCGCAGTTCGGCAGCCGTGAGCAGCGCGTCAATAGAGAAATCACACACATTGACCGCAAAGCAAGCGCAGTAAATGACACCGATTTACATATTTTCAACGTGTGGAGCGGCGCAAACGGTTCGGCAACTTTGAGCCTGCCGCCGATTGCGGAAAGCTATGGCCGTATAATACAATTCCATTCGGACAGCACAATAAGCGCAAATACGTATGTACGATTACAACCCGACAGCGGTGACACCAGTACAACAATCGACGGCGCAAGCAGTTACGATTTCAACCGCGCATATGACGGAATTACTATCTTAGGCCACACGGACGACAACTGGTATATAATCCAAAAGAAAGAAAAATGATTTATGAGATTGTGCTGGCTCTGCTACCCGTCGTTGCCGGCATCGTAGGCGTTTGGGTGAACCTAAACAGTACGGTTGCACGACTGAAAAGCCGCGTGATTCAACTCGAGCTGCACCAAGACGAGTTTAAGCGCGATATGAAGGAACTGTTGGAGGCCGTCCACAAAATCGAGTTGATGTTAGCCAAAATGCAGGCAAAATGATTTACCTTATTTTAGCAACAGTATTCGCAAACATGGTGTACAAAGCCCGCGAGTACGGACGCGCTGACATTGCCGACCTCATCATAGCCATTGCTGCACTCGCAATAATTCTGTTTTGAGATATTTCAACTACCATGAGTTCGACAGCCCCGACGCAATTGGCAGCGGTGAACACATGATGGACGAAGATTTTTTGCAGATGCTTGACCGCGCAAGACACCTTGCCGGGGTCGCCTTCCGTATAAATTCGGGGTACAGAAGTAAAGAATGGAATAAAAAAGTAGGCGGAAAGCCGAACAGCGCCCACACCATGGGTTGCGCTGCCGACATACATTGCGTAGACAGCCGCAACCGTTGTTACATATTGGGCGCGCTTTTGGAAGTCGGATTCAACCGCATAGGCATTGCAAAGACGTTTATTCACGTCGATAACAGTTACGACGCCAGCCACGACGAAGACGTAATTTGGTTATATGATTAAACCACACCGGCCAAGATTAAGCGCGCAGCAGGTCAAAGCCCTGGACTTTATCCGGGCAAACGAACGGCGCATCTTGGTCGTAGGTGATTTGCACTGCCCTTTCGAGCTTGACGGTTATTTCGAGTTCTGCGTGGAGCAGTACGAAAACTTCAACTGCAACCACGTCGTTTTTATCGGCGACATACTCGACAACCATTACAGCAGCTACCACGAAACCGACCCCAATGCGTTGGGCGGTTCGTACGAGCTGAACGAAGCCATAAAACACGTTGCGAAATGGGCGGAAGCCTTCCCCGTCGCCGACGTTATCATAGGCAACCATGACCGGCTAATAATGCGCAAGGCGTTCAGTTCATCCGTGCCGAAGGAATGGATAAAAGACTACAACGAGGTCTTGGGTACAAGCTGGCATTGGCGCGACCGCGTAGAATACGACGGCGTGCAATACGTCCACGGCGAAGGCGGGACGGCACGAAACAAGGCGAAAAACGACATGCAAAGCACGGTGCAAGGGCACATACACACGCAGGCGTATTGCGAATGGATGGTAGGCAACAACTTTAAAATTTTCGGCATGCAAGTCGGTTGCGGCATTGACCGCGACAGCTATGCGGCCGCCTATGCCAAGCACTTTAAGAAGCAAGCGATTGGTTGCGGCGTGGTGCTAGGCGGGCATACGGCTATTAATTGCCTCATGCCTTTGTAACTTGCGCTCAAATTCTTAATCATGGGAGAACTTATCCAAACTTACTGGGCCGAGATTATTTTGGCCGCTATGGCCTTTATAAAGGTTATCGTGAATCTCACACCAACCGAAGCCGACAACAAGGTATTCGGCTGGATTGACACGCTTATAAACGCTATTGTTGCCGACCGACGAAAGGAACGTCGAGAGGCGCGAAAAAATGACTAAATTGCAGCCGTGTAGACATTAGAAGTTGCAGGTTTGTTTTTGTTTCAGCAGCGAAAAGGGGTTTATCCAACGGGGTAGCCCCTTTTTTTTTGCGTAAAAACTTGCGTACACGAAAAAACCTTCGTAATATTGTGCCATGACTGAAACACAAAGCAATATGAACTATTGGCAAATTGACGAAAAATTCCGTTACGCTTTCAAATCCGCGCAGACGGACGAAGAGCAAAACGAAGCTGTACGCGTGTACATTGAACAATCAACCGCGCACGGCTATATGTTGCCCCGGCACATTCAAGGCCCGATTAAGAAAACAGGCCCGAACGGTTGGGGGTTGCGTAAAAAAGACATGCGCGTACAATCTGACCCGTATAGCGCATACAACTGGCGTTAAAGCCGGCGCATGCATGCAAAAGCAACCGCACGGCGGAAGGGGCTACGGCCCCTTTTTTTGTGCCCAAGAAAAAAAAAGTGCGAAAAAGTTTGCGTAACGAAATAAGTTGCGTATCTTTGACTCAGTCAAACAAACAAAAACAACCGACATGAACTACCAAGCACAAAAAGACAAGCAAGAACGAGTTGAGCGAATGATTGCAAACATTCCAGTTGGAACGGAATTTGAAATGTACACTATTGGCTTTAAGGGTAAGCGAATTAAAGATACAGGCGTCGTTGTTGGTCACACAAAGTCAGGTAACGTAAAGTTGGAAACTACTTACGGCAGAAAATTTAAAACAACGTATCACTTTCAAAAGCTGGACAAGTCGTCAATTTTTGACGTTGCAGGCCGTTACCGTCACCTTGTGAAATTCGCATGAACTGGCGCGAAGGCTACGACTACCCCAGCGACGACGACGAACAAGAAGATGATTTCTTCGAACGCGCTGACCACGATTACGAACAACTAAACGATAAGTAACATGAACAAACCAATTTGCGTACGCAGCAGCGTACACGTAAAGCCAACAAGCGACTTCAACGCTTGGCAACAAGAACTGGCCGAGGAACGCCGGTTTGAACGACTGATGCAACAATTTAAAGCCGACCTAGTTGCGGCCTACACAAAGCGAAACAAATGAAGAAAGAAGAACGAGTGCGAATTAAATCGCAAAATGTAAAAGGAATGTATTTAGACGGTGTTGACGGCGTGTTAGGCTTGGCAATACCATATTACGAAGGTGACAATCCGCCAACTTTTAAGAAGGTTGACGCCGAAAGGTTTATAGAATGGCTTAATTCATACGAAGGTGATTATGGATACACGCAACACGAATGGATAATTGAGAAAGCATGAGCGCAATTGACGAATTGAAAGCGTTGTCGGACAAATACGATATGCGCGCCGACCACTTCCATAAAGACCAACGCGGCTTTGTCATTATGACCCGCCGAGGCGTGGAACACGTACAGGCCAAAATAAAGGCCGTGGTTCGCTTTGAAATAGTGCCGGAATGGTCTGACCCCACTGAAGGAAGATATTGCGTTAAAGCGTACGCAAAATGCGAATTGGGCGAGGTTGAAACGTACGGCGAGGTGAGCAAAGGCAACAACCGGAATGCGTACCCCATTGCAATGGCCGAAAAGCGCGCTTTGTCGCGCGCGGTTCTAAAGCTTGCCGGGTACGGCGGTATCGTGTACGGCGAAGACGAGATTGACGAATGAACCTCGACGACTTTTTCGAGGCAGCAGAAGCCGACCAGCAAGCGCACCAAGAACGATTAAAAGATTTGGCGCTGCATCTGCTGAGTACGTCCACCATGCGCGACGACGACGAAGGACTAACCGACGAGATAATAGAAACCGAACCCACGCCGCACCGATGGCGCGAGATATTTGAACGACTACAATTAAACCAATTACGGGCTATCGACCTGCCGAATTGGTCGCAAACAGAATTCACTAAATCTTATAAAAAACATGGAATTAATAATTGAAGGCGTAGTACGCCGAGTAAACCAGCCGCAGGAATTTGCAAGCGGCTTTCGCAAATGCGAAGTTCACGTAGAAGTGCCCGACGGCGAATACAAGGACATTTTTCCCGTCGAATTCATTAAAGACATGGCCGACGAAGCTGGCACGCTCACGCCCGGCATGAAGGTAAAGATGCGTTGCAACGTACGCGGCCGCGAATGGGACGGCGGTGAGAAAGGTTGGCGCGCCTTTATGAGCCTGACCGTTTGGAAATACGAGATACTGACCGAAACGGAAGAAATGAAAGCGCAAGCCGCAGCAATTGAAAAACTGGCGAATGATGATTGGCCGTGATAAAGTACGCTGGCTCGTAAAGCTACCCGAATACAAAACGCAAGTGCGGTTCGAGAACCTCAAAAGCTGTCAACGCTATTGCCGCGACTTGCACCAAAAAAAAATTAAGTATGAATGCAACTTCTATTATGAACCTGAAAGAGTTTCTAAAACATCACTTTGCGAATCTTGACGAAGCTGCCGACGTGCTGGACGTAAGCCGGCGCACCGTCGAAAACTACATCTACGTAAACCCGTGCGGCATCCTGAAGCACAGCGCAAAATTTGTGCAGCGCAAAGACGTGAATCCGCTCGACTTGTTCGACGCGGTTGCGGAAACGATGGAGCAACTGAATGAAACAAAAGCCAAGCAATGAAAAACAGCAGCGACTTTCAAACTGACCTTGAATATGGCGAGCGGGCCGAAAAGATGTTTGACGGCTATTTTCAAAACGGCTCTTTTGAGTTCAAACGCGACCGACATATGCACGAAACTGGCCGCGTTTATATCGAGTACAAAAGCCGAGGTAAAAAGTCAGGAATTGCGCTTGAAGATGTGCAGCCCGTTTGGTTGTATCTGACGGACGACACGTCTTTTGGCTTCGTTTTGGATTCTGCTCGCCTCATTGAGGCGTTACGCATATTTCGTTTTGAATGCCAGCAAGGTTATCACAAACCGCCAGCGGCCATTGACAAACGCGGCGGCGACAACGATACAAGCGTAGGCGCGTTAATACCCGTTCAGGATTTGGTGCGCATCATGTTGAGCTTGGCGAAACCGACAAATGCGTAAAGGCATTTTTGTCCCCTTGGACATTTGGAATCTTGGCGAGCTGCACCCGAACGAACGCGTGCTGCTGGCTGAGGTTCTGAACTTCGAAGCGCAGGGAAAAGAATGCTTTGCCAGCAACGCGCATTTTGCCGATTTGCTCAACGTATCCGAAGCCACGGCGCGGGGCTACATTTCGAAGCTTTGCAACGCCGGTTTTTTGGTTCGCGAAGGCGACAGGTACAACCGACGACTGCGTAAATCTGCGCAAACGAATGCGCAAATCTGCGCAGACGAGTGCGTAAATCCACGCAAACGAGTGCGTAAATCTACGCAAACGAGTGCGCAGAATTCAGCACATAATAAAACATATAATAAAACAGATAAAGTATCAAGTAAAGAAAGCGCGCGTGCACGCGAGGTTATTCTACCATTCCAAACTGACACCTTCACGGCTGCGTGGCAAGAATGGAAAGAGTACAAACGAACCGACCACCGATTCAAATACAAAACCGCCCAAAGCGAACAAAGGGCATTAATGAAACTTCAAAATGAACACCCCACAGAAACAGACGCCATCGAAGCAATCCACACAGCAATTGCAAACGGTTGGAAAGGACTTGTATTTGGCAAGCCCAAGAATGGCCGATTTAACGCCCGAAGAGCGGCAAACCTTGAAAGCGATGTCAACCGCGAAAAGCTTTCAGAATTTGCAAGAACAGGACGTATCAACGCTGACGGTAGAAACGTGCTTTAAGGGCACAAACGTACAGACCGCAATGAAAGTCGATGAGGTAGCCACGCGCGCCGCCTTGGTCGGTATGATTACGCGAACCGTAAAGTTCATCGACGCAAACAAGACACTAAGCACGCCCGAAGAAATTGGGCTAACCGTCAACGAGCTCATACAAGCATACCCCTGCTTTACAATCGAGGACTGGCGGTTATGTTGTTACCACATGGCGAAAGAGGTTTACGGCCCGTATTACGAACGGTTAAAGCTGGCGCAATTTGTGGAATGCTTTGGCAAGTACAACCAAGCAAAAGCGCCGATTGTGCAAACCATTCGCGACCTTGAACGGCAGGACTTTGAACGCGAGATGAAAGAGGCGATACGATACCTGCAACCTGAGTACGCGACGAAGACCAACCCAGTAGCCGCACGGGTAAGAGCACCGGAATGGATGCGCGGCGAAGACCGGTTGACGTACACCGAACGAGAGGAAATGAACGAACGAGCAAAAGAACGCAAGCAATGAAGACACAATCAGAAATTATCCACGGCGACTGCCTTGTGCAATTACAAAAAATGGAAGCAAATAGCATTGACGCGGTGATAACCGACCCTCCTTATTGTAGCGGAGGATTTACGGAAGCGGCAAAAACTTTAGCGCAAAAACAAGGAGTTCGCGAACACAGAATTGAAGAAATTGAATGGTTTCCCAGCGACAACATGACAACGGTTGGCATTAGGTACTTAATTCGCGAATTGTGTTTAGAATTAGACCGCGTAATGAAGCAAAACACCAGCCTATTGATGTTTACCGATTGGCGGATGGTTGTTAATCTTGTTCCGGTCATTGAAAGTTGCGGCTTCCAATATAGGAGTCTTGTTGTGTGGGATAAAAATCAAATGGGGCTTGGTAATGGTTTTCGCCCGCAACATGAAATTATAATGCACTTTGTGAAGGGCAAAGCGATATTTCACACCAAAAACGTTGGTAATGTCTTGAATATTAAGAGAGTAAAAACGAAAAATAAATTACATCAAACAGAAAAACCAACAGAACTTCTCAAAAAATTATTGGAAGTGGTAACAAAAGCAGAAGACACAGTTTTAGACCCTTTTTGCGGTAGCGGTTCAATGGCTGAAACCTGTTTGAAAATGCACAGAAATTTCGTAGGAATTGAAAAAGCGCAGGTTCATTTTTTGACGGCAAAAAAAAGAACGGAACAAGTAAAAACAGAGATTGAAAATAATTTATTTAGCGATTTAAATGACACCGATTGAACGCTTTTGGCTCGACCTCATCGACGGGCGCAAACACCACATACAGACGCTGTACGGCACGGACGCAATGCAACGATACCGGCCGCACACAATGGAACGCGAATACTTCGTAAACAACAGCGGGCATCTATGCAACCACCCCGAAGTGCTGAACTATAACCGGCGGTTCTACGACTACTGCGAAGAGCATTACCAAGAACAGAAACAACAATACCTGCAGCAAATTGAGGCGAACAAACGCAAGTACCAAGCAAGCGACAGTTACAAAGCACTAAAGCGAGAACGCGAAGAACTCGTTTCGTACATTCGAGGCATAACCGTTCGCGATGGCCAAAGAAAAGAAACTAACGCGCAGACAACTGAAAACAAAACTCGATGAAGCATTCAGTAAAGCCATCAGATACAGAGCAGCAGACAAAGCCGGATTCGCCGAGTGCTGGACATGCGGCGCACGTCACCATGTTGGGTATCTGCATTGCGGACATTTTGCAAGCCGGCGGTACATGGCCACCCGTTGGCACGACCCCGACGACACGTACGGCAACTGTATGCCCCAGTGCGCCCGATGTAATTTGTACGACCAAGGACGGCAATGGCGTTTCGGTGAACGACTTAACGAGCATGTCCCCGGTCGCGCTCAAGAAATTATGCGAGCAGCACAACGCGAGCGAACGTATGCAATGGAAGAACTCAGGGAAATGTTACAGCGTTACACTGCCATTGTACAACGAGAAATTTATAGAGCGCCTGCCGTCCTTAAGCGACCGCCAAAAACAGCAGATGATTCACGACCTACGAAACCAAAGACGGCGCATGTTGCACGCCGAAGAAAATAGCGCGCAGCGTCGTAAAAAAATTGGACAGCAGTTGTACATGTTGACAGGGCACAAAGCATATCTGTATGGCTACGATTCCTAAACGTCACAGGCCCAGCCCGTGGCACAACACACAGCGCAAGCCGGGCGAGCGAGTCAACCGCGAACCGCGATACAGCAGCACGCGTTGGCGTAAACTGCGCACCTTATTCCTTCGCGAGAACCCGACGTGCGTAGAGTGCGGACACCTTGCCAACGTCTGCGACCACATCACGCCGGTAACGCAAGGCGGCGACTTTTGGCACGGACCGTTTCAAGCTATGTGCGACAGCTGCCATGCGCGTAAGTCACGCACAGAACGCAAGGATTTGCAAGGGGGTAGGGGGTTTTGAAAAAAACGTCCGCCCATCTAAAAGT